TCGAATCTCCGGACATCCACTTACTGACGGTCGATCTACTTACACTGCAGATTCTGGACAACTCTACTTGATTGATGTTTTGATCTACCATTACTTTTTTAAGCCTGTCCCTGAACACCTTTATCACCTGCCTTTCTTCAGATGGCTTAAGTCTCCGCCCGATTGAGTGCTATTTTTAATAATTAACCAATTTAGGGAGGGTTTCGGGGTTACGTGTATCGGACAGAGGATTAAGCCATCTGCTATTATTCTGTTGTCTTTCTTCCATATATCTCCTATACTTAAATCACAGGGCACTGGCATGTCCGAGTATTCAAGAAAGGAGAAATCCGTATGAAATACATTTTCTACATTGATCAGGAAACCGTATCTTGCGATTCAACCACCATTGAATCTTTAATTAAAGATAACTGCAATTCATATTTACAAGTAAATTCATCGCTTTGGGCTTTAGATATTGACAAAGATCGTTTCATAACTAGTTTTCTTGCTCCTGAAAAATACTATATCGATATACTCTTTGATGAATATCTAAATGATTCCAGTATCTGTTTTATGCTAGATGCGAATTCTAAACATTGTAATTATTTGTTACCGGACAGTGCTATTCAATTTATTTATAAGGACGTTGAATAACACGCTTCTTAATAGCTTTTGTCCCTAAGCTTTGCAACGCTTCTGTCATTTGAAGGAGTGCAACTACATCTTCTTCATCTAGATATTCTTTTTGGCAGAGCGTTGTAATTGCTTTTTGAATTTGATTTCTTACATAATTCAAATAATCACTAGTTATTGTGATATCTGGTTTTTTTCCCATATTCTCACCTCCTGGTTATTTAATTTCGGTTAAACCGAAGTCTAACGGTAAAAAAATAATCTGCGAATAACGTACATTATACGTTTCTTCTATTTTACGAAGCACTGGAATATCTGGATAAGACTTTCCTTGTTCATAGTTTCTAAGTGTATCTGTCGCTATTCCTATTAATTTAGCAGCTTCTTCTTGCTTATACCCTCGCATTTCACGGATACTTTTTAATGTTGCTTTCATATCTTTAGGAAATCTAGTTTCCATTTTCACTTTCGCTCACCTCCTTAGTTCTCTTATATACTACCACGGTTAAACCGAAGTGTCAACGGTTTTTCCGAATTTTTTTCGGTTTATGTTGATTTTTTTCGGTTTCTCCATTATAATATAGACATATTCAAATCAAGAAAGGAGGCACTGGTAAATGAGCGACTTAGGAAACAAAGAAGTCATGGCTAGAAATATAAAATACTATCTAAAGGCTAACGATGTTACTCAAACAGAAATGTGCAACACCTTAGGTTTTAAAATGTCTACCGTATCAGATTGGATGCATGCACGAACCTATCCACGAATTGACAAAATAGAAATGATGGCTAATTATTTTGGAATAGAAAAATCGGATTTGGTAGAAAAGAAATCTTCTTCTGCAGAACTTAATAAAAGAGACACAAAACAAATAGAAGAAATCCTACAGCAAACCAAAGACAAACTAACATCCCAAGAAGGACTAATGTTTGATGGTGATCCTGCTTCTCCTGAAGCAATTGAATCTATTCTAAACGCAATGGAAATTGGGATGGAGATGGCTAAGAAAAAGAACAAGGAAAAATATACACCTAAAAAATACAAAAAGGACTGATGTGAATGGACATAAAAAAGATTGTAAATTCGCTTGTCAAGAAACACAAAACAAGAAATCCTTTTGAGATTATCAAAGGACTAAATGTTATTCTTGTGCCAGTGCCACTTGAAGGTGTCAGAGGGTTTTATCAATATTTTCAAAGAAATAATATTATCTATATTGATGATTCTCTTCCAGAACATGAACAGATTCTTGTCTGCGCCCATGAGTTAGGCCACATGCTACTGCATAAAAAGGCTAACGCTCTCTTCATGGATACGTATACTGGATTTAACACCACAAAATACGAAAAAGAAGCTGATTTATTTGCTATGGAACTTCTGGTACCTGACGAAACATTCTTAGAATATCAAGAATATACAACTGAACAAATTGCACTCGCTCTTGGGTACACTGAAAAACTAATTAAGTTAAGATTAAAATCAAAATGAAGGGAACATAATGGGGTTATTAAATTCAATATTTGGAAACAACGAATTAAATGATAAGATTCAGGAATTAGAAAATTCTAATTTAGAAATGCAAAAAACAATTGCTAATCTTGAAATCGAAAAAGCTAAATTGGAATCGAAGCTTACACCTGAAATGTTGGATTTGGAATCTTTACAAAAACAGATTTCTGAATCACAAGTAAAATTTGCTCATGATAAAATGGAACAAGAACAAAAGCTTTCAGAACAGTATGATAAGTACATGGAAGAAATTTCTAAGCAAAAGTCGCTTATTCTTGCTTACAATGACGAAATTAATGAGCTAAATTCTAATATAAAAGAATTGAAAAATGAACTTATTACTTTCTCTGATGAAGTTCTTGTTCAGGATTTCGGGTTATATGAACCACGCTACTCTTTTACTAACGCTGATGCTTATAAAGCAGAGCTCATAAATATACGAAACCAGCAGAAAGCAATGATCAAGGATGATACAGCTGTATCCGGGAACATAGGATGGCAAGTAAATGGTAGTGAAGCCAAAGGACGAAAGTTAGTAAGAGACATGCAGAAGCTACTGCTTCGTGCGTTCAACAGTGAATGTGATGAGATTATTAGTAAGGTAAAATACAATAACTATGATACATCTGTTAAGAAAATGGAACGAAGTTTCAATGCTATTGCTAAATTGGGTGTAACAATGTCAATTGCCATAACCGCTCATTACTATGATCTGAAAATTCAAGAGCTTAGATTAGCTCTCGAATATCAGATTCAAAAACAGCGTGAAAAGGAACAAAAGGCAGAATTAAGAGCTCAACAGCGTGAAGAAGCTCGATTACAAAAAGAACTAAAAGAACAACGTAAAAATATTGATAAAGAACGCAAACATTACGAACAAGCCCTTTCTAATATCAATCATCAAATTTCAACCGCTTCTGATGACAATATAGAAGATTTAAATCAAAAGAAAGAGGAAATCATACAATCTCTTTCCGAGATTGACACTAAAATCAAGGATATTGATTACAGAGAGGCTAACCAAAAAGCTGGTTATGTATATGTAATTTCTAACATTGGATCATTCGGTGAAGGTATTTACAAAATCGGTATGACACGTAGATTAAATCCACAAGATCGTGTAGATGAATTAGGAGATGCTTCTGTTCCATTCAAATTTGATGTACATGCAATGATCTTTTCAGAGGATGCTCCAGCATTGGAAGCAGCCTTACATAGAGCTTTTGAAGATCGTAAATTAAACCTTGTAAACCAAAGAAGAGAATTTTTCAGAGTTTCCTTAGATGAGATCAAGGATGTTGTTAAGAATAATTTTGATAAAACAGTGGAATTTGTTGATGTTCCTGATGCTGATCAGTACAGAATCTCCCTGAAACTACGAGAGGAGGAACATCAAGAATGAGCATCTTTGATTTTTTCAGAAAGTCGAAACCCGAAGAACCTAAGCAAGAAGTTTTAGATGAACCATCAACTCCTAACATCGCCTTGGATTCATCATCTTATGTCAATGATTCAGAAGTTTCCCTAAAAAAAAGAGAGTTTTATACAGCTGTATTCCTCGACAGATACAGTACTGGAACTCCGATCATGGACGACAACGAATATCCAAGATACTTCCAGTATGATTTTGAAATCAAAAGCCCATCTAAATTTCATAAAAAATTAGTCCAAGATGGTTATTATAAAGATGCTGAATTGGTAGATATCTTGCGTTCTTTAAGAATACCAGAGTTAAAAGCTCTGTTAAGAGAATTACGTCTACATGTATCAGGGAACAAAGAAGATTTGATCAATCGTCTATTAGCTACTGATTCCTCTGATGAATTAATGCATATTTTAAATGCTGATCATATAAAATTTTATTCTCTATCTAATAAGGGAAAATATTTTGTGGAAAATCACAAAGATTATATTGATCTGTTTAACCACAGAATCAAATTAGGGATAGGCATTGACGAATATATATCTGCTAAGAAATCATGTCCAAATAATTATGATTTTCATAAGATCATTTGGTCTATATTCAATGATCGAGAATTTGAATACATGAAAAATAGTAAATTCAATTTATTAACATGTAATTATCGATCTATGGCTGAATGGCTAGGTGATTCAGGTAAACAGGAAGATTCTCTTCTGTACTACCTAAAGGCACTCTACTTTGAGATTATGGCTTCAAATTTTAGCAGCATATCATTATATAACGATGGCGTATATTCTTCTACACGTGTACATTCAGATTCTTTTAATGAACCATATTTAACATATCTTGTAGGAAAAATTTATAATTTAAGAGAATTTTATTCTCAAACAATTTTTGAAGATGCTTGTGAAGTAATGAATCACTTTTATGAATTTGTCTTATGCGATAAAAATACTTTCAAACGTTTGGTTGAAGATATAATCAATAATAATTACGATCATGACAAATGGATGAAGGAATTTACGACGAATCAGATCGCACTGGCACTTGGGTATAGTGAGGAATTGATTCGGTTGAGATTGAAATAGATTTATTTTGTCAGACTCTGACAAAGCAGTAAAAAGTACAGCAGGTATAATAAGGAGTAAACATATGGACCTTACAGAAAAACTACTTGACAAATCAAAAGAAGCTTTTACCATGGCAATAGAAATATACAATAAACCAACAATCAAATATAGAATTGAAGGTTTTAGTTTCTTTATCTGCAATGCCTGGGAATTAATGCTTAAAGCTTATATGATAAAAGCAAAAGGCGAAAATAGTATATATTATAAAGATAATCCAGAACGAACTTTATCTTTGGAAAACTGTATCCAACAAGTATTTACAAATAATAAAGATCCTCTTCGTATCAATCTTGAAAAAATTATTGATCTTCGCAATACCAGTACACACTTTATTGTAGAAGAATATGAAATGGTATATGTTCCATTATTTCAATCTTGTATATTGAATTTTAATGACAAAATGATGTTATTTCATTCTATAGACATGACAGAAATCATTCCTCAAAACTTTCTAACACTGTCTGTCAGCATGAAAGCCCTGAATGAATCTGAAATAATTGCAAAATATCCTGAACAGATTGCTACAAAAATATTCAAAACACGTGATGCTATTGATACTCTATCCCAGAATAATAATGCTAAATTTGCAATCACCATAGAACATCATCATTATATTACAAAGAAAAAAGAAGAAGCTACTTCTTTTGTAAAAGTTGATAAATCAGCTGATACTCCTGTGCAGATCATTAAAGAGCTGAAAGATCCAAACAAAACACACTGTTATACTGCAAAACATTGTATCGATGCTATACAAAAACAAATAAGTAAGAAAAATATTCAGTTAAAATATAATGGTAAAAATACTGAGTTTAACCGTTTTCATTTTAATAATTTTTGTAAACACTATGGATTAAAAGCCAATCAAAAGTTTTGTTATATTCATACACAGTATGAACAACCACAATATACCTATTCTCAGCAAGCAATTGATTTTATTGTGGTCGAACTTACAAAAGATCCAGAACATATTTTAGATAATATTAAGACAAAAAAATAAGTCAACCCCAGGGGCAAAGGAAATTCTAAGCATTACTGCCTACTCCCATTCAGGAACCCAGCCATATCCTTCTCGAGTTAACTTATTGTCATTATAATAGTTTATACATCATCTGTCAATTTATGCACAGATTTTTATACAAAATACTTTTGTCAGACTCTGACAAAACAATTTACTAAATACCATTTCGGTAACTTCACCAAAATGGTCAAAATAAAAAACCGCCTGGCTGACAACCAGACGGAATTTAGAAACCTATCAACAACGTGGTGTGTGATATGCTTCTGACTCGACACCAGAATTATATCATACACCCACCAATTTTACAAATTGATAAGGGTGTATTTTTTGTACCCTTTTTTAAGAAAGGATGATACAATATGGCTGTAATTAAACAGGAACGTGTAAGTAAGAAAACAGGAAAAACGAAAAAGATTTATATGGCATCACAGTGGCATCCGCTTTTAAAGAAACGTGTCTACGGTCCATCGAGACAAAATAAAAAGGATGCCAAACAGGATGATGCTAAACTTACCCTTCAAATTAAAAAAGAAGTTAAAGAAGAAAAGGTGAAGAAACAATCTGAAGAATTTTTTGGCAATGTTGCGGATACATGGTTAGAAGCAAATAAAAAAACTTATGCTGATCAGACTTATCGGACTTACCGCGGATACTTAGACCGCTATATCTTCCCTGTGTTTGAAGATGTTCCAATTTCTGCGATCGAACCGAAACACATTTTAAATTTTAAAAAGAGTTTGGAAGATGGCAACAACCCAAAGAAACGAAAGTACGGAGCTGAAACTGTAAACAAATGTATTAACGTCCTCTGTGATGTGTTCAATTTCGCCGTATCTCCATTAAAATTGATTGATGGTAAAGATAATCCAATGATCGGAATAAAGCGAAATAAAGTGGCATATGTGGTCAAACAGACATGGTCTGATGAACAGATCTCTATCTTTTTAAGTTCCATTGAAGCAAAAGAAAGTCATTATTATGCAATGTTTTGCTGCCAGATCTTGCTTGGTCCTCGCCCTTCCGAAACATGTGGACTTGCAGAAAGTGATTATGATCCTGATCGTCAATGCTTTTATATGCATCGTACGCTAAACAAACACGGCGTACTGGAAGACAATATGAAGGGATCTAATTCTTTCAGAGCAGTTTACCTTCCTGATACTCTAAATAAGATCGTTAAGAAAAAATTACTCTGGAAGAAAGAAATGAGATTACAGTATCCAGATCTGTTTGATAATGATTTTCTTTTTAATACAGAGGCTGGAACCCCTGTCCGCCCTGATCACCTTTATCGGATGTTTACCAGAACTGAGAAGCGTTATAACGCGAACCATGAGGAAAACTTGCCTGTGATCACTCTGTATGGCTGCCGGCATACATTTGCAACAACAAACTATGAGCGCGGGGAATCTGATAAAGTTCTATCTGAAATCATGGGGAATACTCCTGCCACTTTTTTGCAGAAATATGCACACATTCATGGGGATCGAAAGCAACAATCTTTGGATGCTTTTGAGAATATTATTTTTAAGACAGGAAACGAAAATTGAATTTTGTTTAGTAATTTTGTTTAGCACTTTTTTCTCCAGAAAAACAAAAAAGCTACAAACCGCGTATTTGCTAGGTTTGTAGCTTATGACTCCAACGAGAATCGAACTCGTGATTCGACCTTGAGAGGGTCGCGTCTTAACCGCTTGACCA